GGAGCACTCGTAGCATCCATTAATAAAATATTTTTATCTATTAATCTAGGAATTTGAATATAATCCCCAGAATCATCCATTAAATCTACTCTAAAAACCTTATTAGCTTCAAGCTTATTTCCGCTAGAATCTTCAGCTTCATCTCCTATTTTATACCACATCTGGTCAGCTACTGTATTCATCTTAGCTTGAACTGGTTTAGTACTGTACATACCAATCTCTACCAAAGCATCATTTATAAGGTTTAAAATATAATTTTCAGGAACACCGGGAAAAACTTGATGAACCCTACTTATAAGTTGTTTTACTGATATTTTATGTACTGACATTAGTTTTTGTATCCACTTAAAAATTTTTGAGTACCACTTTCATAATCAGCTTGTAACTTAGCTTGTTGTTTCTCATACCAAGTATAGTGAGCTGTATCTACAGCTAATCTAGATTGCACCTCATTAGAATAACCTTGAGATATAGATATCTTTGATTGTATTTCATTTGCATATCCTTGAGCAGCTGAAACATACGATTGAGCTGCTTGTAAGTAATCTTTAGCTGTTCCTAAATATCCATTTGCAACTTTACCATATCCATCTGCAACTCTTGAATACCCAGAACCACTTGATATATATCCTTGAGCTATTCCCACTTGGGATTGTACTTGATTTATTCTAGCTGATACTTCGCTAACATACGCACTAACTTCTCCAGATGAAGAAGAAGCTTCTGATATAAATCCTTGACCAGCGGAAATATGAGATGAAGCAAGTTCAGTATCTTCATTAGTATTAGCTGTAACAGCGCTATCAAATTGCGTGTTAGCTAATACAGCAGCGGTGTTTATTCTACCAGCCGCGGTCGTTATAGCTGCTGTAGCTGTATCTACTGAATCATCAACTAAAGTAACAGCCTCTGCAAGTTCAGCAGTAGCTTTGTCAATTTCACCATTATCTAAAGTAACCTCAGCTGCCATTTTATCTACTTCGGTATTAGATAATCCTATTTCCGTTAAAGCACTAGATATATTTGTAACTGCACTATCTACTTGAGTATTAATTAAATCACATATAGCTTGAGTTTCATTTAATTCTGTTTTCATAGCTGTTGTTGCAGTTGTTATATCCGCATTAGATGTTTTATTTCCTAATACATTTTGTAAAGATTTTATAGCCCCATATAATACTACAAGATATTCTGCTTCATCTGGAAATACTGAAATTGCACTATCGCCATAAGCTACGGCAGGATATTGAACTTCATCATATTTACATGAACCACCTTCAGGTAAAGCATTTATTTTGTTATTCTCAGTATAAAACACGGGGTCAGTTACACTAGCGTATCCCATTTCATCAGGGTCAACAACATAACCCTTTTCATCTGGTCTAATTCTTCTGCATACTCTATCAAAATCACCGTCATTACGATATACTCGAAGTATCTTACCAGTATTCATTGTTTCAGATTCGCTACCCGGCATTACCGATGTAAATGTTGACTGAGATGCACACCAGTCAAGTAAGTTAGGAGGAAGTATATTTATAATTTCCTTAGCTCCGTCAGTAAGAAACTGAGTTAATTCAGTCTGAGTAGGAGCACTGCTTCCATCTATTGATAAACTTGTTAAACCTTCTACCTGTGCTTCAAAAGTTGCCATTATGCGCTCGCTATAAACAATTCAACATCAACTGCATTACTACCCGGATTTACTTGTATACTACCTAAATCTGCCATAGTTCCAAAACTAGGACTTGTGTCAGCCTCAGATAACATTAAATCATCAGCACTTCCAAGAACATGACTTTGACCAGCTGCTAATTTTACTTGATATAAAGTAGCGGCTCCAACAACAGCTAACTCTACTGAATTTGAACTATCTAGATTAGTAATTCTCATATATCTTGAATCTTCAATATCAATAGCTCCAGCAGCTCCATATGCATTTGAATTAAAAACTGCAATAGTTGTTGTTTGACTAGCCGCACAAGTAACAACTCTTTTCATTATTTCATTAATACTACCAATCTCTAAAGTTCTTTTAGAACCATAGTCTTGATTACCTAGTACAATATCTTCTTGTATCTTTACTTTTAATGTAGCCATTATTTTTTCTTACGTTTTCTTGCTTTAGATGCTGCTTTTTTACCTGCTTTTGTATATGGGTATTTTTTTCCACCGACTTTAGGCATGATTATTTCTCCTGTTCATATGTTTAATATCTTCATCAACTGTTGTTTGAGTTAATTCGATATCTGTTCTTTTTCCTAATTTACTCATCATGAATAAATTAGTAGTAAATTTACTTTCTGATGCTTTCCTACCACACTTACGACAATAAAACCATTGTTCGGGATTGGGAAACTCACAATGAACACAGTCCATTAAGTACCACCAACTACAGTTGTCATTATTCTATCCCCTCTCAATGTCGTTTGAGTAATAGATAGAATTTCATTATTAGTGGAATCCAAAGTAGCGATATAATCTTTAATATCCCTAGCTATTGTTCCAGCGTCACTAGCTTCTGTACTTGCGTTAGCGTAGTGAATAAAAACTTTTACTTTTATATTACCATAAGCTGCCATAATAAATCCTCTTAAATTTTTTTAGATTCGGGGGCCATCCTTTATACGACAACCCCCACAGTTCTAAGGACTGTTAACTTTATTTATTTAGTTTATGAAGTAGTAACAGCTCCATCTTTACCAGATTGACCGTTTAGATACCAATTTCCATCATAAGCGTCAAGTTCTAAAAAATCACCCTTTAATGCGGATGTTCCTATAATAACATTAGAAACACCAGTTGCTCCATCGGCACTTGAACCGGGGCCATCATCACTAGTATCGACTTCAGTTTCATTAATCTTACCAAATACAATCGCACTACCAGCAGCGAGAGTTACCGCTCCTGTTGGAGTATTTTCTTGTACCCAGAATTTATAATTAACACCATCTTCAATACCAGCACCAGTTGGTAAAGTAATAGAAAAAGCTCCACCTGAAGATTCTAAATAAAACTCTTTACCACTATCATCAGCGGTAAGAGTTCTAGCAGCACCTACAAGTTCTGTTTTCTTTTTCCAATTACTATGTTGACTGTTAACATTTAAGTAGTCACTTCTCATCTTACACACCCTCCAAATTAATCAAAGCGTGAGTTTCAGGAAGAGAAACTTCAAGACCTGCTTCTGTAAGAATCATGTCTTTTCTCAAATCTTCATCCGCTGCTTGAACATTTGTCATAATGTGAGTATCACGGTTAACACCGTTACCAACAAGAGGTCTGTATGATACATGGTCAAGGTCGACCATACATAAGAAACCTGCTGCCATACCTCTAAATAGAGGTTCTTTAACTAGAGAAACATCACCATGAACAGTTTCAATTCTCATTACACGATGTCCAAATGAACCTTCAGATTTTTGGAAGTTATAAGCCGCAGCTCCTGCGTCAGTCATATTGAAAGAATTATCAATAAAACCACTCAGTTTGTTAAAGTGTGAGATAACAGGTAAACTAGCTAATGCCAGTTTAGCTGAACTTCCACCTCTAGCTGGGTCAAATATTACTTCAAAATCAGAAAGTAAATCATCATAAGTCCATTCAGCTACTGTATTAGATTTTAAATAAGCCTTATCTTCTGTATAAGATACTTGACTTCCATCTACAGTTGCTTGTGATTGAGAATTAGCAATAATGTGACCTGCGATACCATCAGTATAGTTAATACTATTCTGACTACCACGCATACCAAATAACATTGCTCGTTCAATATCAACTTTATGTTCTCTTAACTTGAGATTCCAGATGCGTTGCCACTCATCAGCATAACCTCGATAAACAGTTGCTCGAGACGTATTAGTCATTTCGCAAGCTGTTTTGAATATCTGTGTATATCCATAATCGTGGTCAAGTTTTTGTGACCAAACATCAGGAGCCCCTGTACCTTCTTCAAATGCAGTTCCAATAACAGTACATTTAGTATTATCGTCCACAGCGGTGGTAGAACCATTAGCTGCGGCAATAGTAGTTGCCTGTACAGTTGTTACAGAAGAAGATGTTTGACTAACGCTATCTACGCGAACAGTACACCATTCAGGTTGATTTGTTGAATCATCATCTTCACCGATAGAAATTACCATACCGGGAATAAGCCATGCAACATTAGCACCTC